ATTAATAGATGAAATATTTAAACTTGTCCAAATCGTTACAATCCTGTCTCGTACCGGAGTTTGTCGTGAGATATTTTTAGTAGTTTCTTCCCGTCTAGAACGACTCGAAGTATAACGATACATTTTATTTTTTATTATATATTAGATATATTAGTCTCTTATATATAATTTATTACATTTCTTATTTCCTACACGTTCCTCCTGTGCATTTTTCCACTCGGTGTCTCTCAATCCGTTCACATTTCTTTTCAAACGAACACATTTTACCGCCTTTTAAAAATTTTTCAAGCCGGTAAAGCCATTTTGAAAAAATGTGCCGTGTTACCATATATCGTTCTATAGGCTCTTTTTCAAAAAATTTGATATATTTCTCTCGCACTTTTGGACACAATAAGGATGCCATCGCCGTGAAAAAATCGACATGGCCTTTCCGACGAGTGAGGGATATCCCTTCCTGATCTACCGGATAATTAAGAACGACGCAATAGAAAAAGTCCCACCCCACCACTTTTTTATTCCTCTTATTAAATGATTGATATCTTTCCAATACAGAAGAAAAGGGAGGATCTCTTTCAATTTTATAGCCTTGACCTCGAAGTTTCGCATTCACCTTGTTATGAATGTGATAAATCCATTCAAATACTTTTCGCTGAGCGATAAATGGCTCGATCGCGATTTCCTTGATATATTGTTTGTAGGAACGACGACAATAAATACATGGAAGAATGTGCTGTACAGATGTAAAGAATTTTTTTATAGCTTTTTGGATAGAGGTATCATATTCATTTTCGTCCATTTCATCAACACATAATGCAGTAGAATGCAAGAGTAACCATCCAGCACTTCCCCATCCTTTGCAATCCATATTATTTTATATTTATATTTATAAAATTTTTAATAAGAAAAACGTGTAAATTGTTGGTTCACTGATTGGCGAATACGATCTTTGTCAGACTCTTTATGCTGTGCAACTAGATCGGCGCGATCAATTGTCGGTTTGTAGCCTACATTTTGGAAACCACCCTTCTTCAATAATGGATCCAGACGAGCATCTCTCGACGATAATGTCATACTGTTCAAATCTTCAATCTTAGAAACATTCGCCGTCACATGTGTCATAGGCACGTTTCTCTCCAATTCCAAATCCTTCTCGTGGCCCACGCGATGGTGTACACGAGAGTCTGATATCTGTGTTGTACGAGAATGTTGAGGTAAATTTAAATCTTCTAACACAGGCTGTGCCATCTCTCCTAAAAATGTATAGCCAGGATTAATACCAGCATCCGTATTGTACTGAATCATGTTATCTTTTACGGTCATACGACGCCCGCTATCATTAATTTCATCCAAGCGTTTAGCATTAATATCAGCCGATCGGTTGGCAAACGTTTGAGCTTGTAATACTTCTTGAATGTATCGCTTCTCGTCGATGGATAGATTTTCCAAACCTTGAGCCGTTCGCATACTTGGATTGGTATGACCTTCTGTTGCCAATACATTTTGGATGTATCTCTTTTCATCAATAGACAGATTGGATAAATCATGAGATCTATCTTGGGTTTTCTGAGATTGAGCAAATACGGCAAGAGCTTTTTCAAGTGCACCTTTTGCGCGATCTACGTTATCACGTGTAAAAGACGAAATATCACGAGCCTGAATACCCGCATTAGCATTGACATTAATATGTTTCTCATTGATGGCTGCTTTTGGATCGGCCATAAAATGTTCCAAGGTTTTGACATTGATACTAGCCGATTGATTGGGGCGAACATCGTATGACTTGATCATATCCGTTGCATCTTTAACGGCGCGATAATCGTTGGGTTGTTGTTTGGTTTTTGAATAATCCGGAGCGTTGATACGAGCATCCGTCGAAAACCAGACACGAGGTAAACGAGAAAGAGGCAATAAATCACGTGGATTACGTACAGGCGGGCGAAACGCACCTTCATTCATAATCGGGTACGGCAAGAAAGCCTGCGTTTTACCACTAGTTGCTGTTGGGTTACCAGATGTACCAGCGTTATTCGATTGATTGCTGTACGAGACAGAAACCATCGGGTTGACGCCACGTGCATAAACTTGAATACCTTCTGTTGCTCGATCGGCGCTGGAGTCAACGAGTTCGGTGATATCCATATTCTGACCCACTTTATCAACACGTCTCGTAAAAAGTGAACGAGGCGGATCTCTCAAAATATTCATATTACTACTCCAATTCTCAACACTACCAAGTGTGATATGTTCATTTTTTGGATATTGGAGCATCTTTATATTTTATATTTTTATTTATATTTTTTGTTTAGATGTAGATTTAAAAAATATAAAATAACGTTAAAGATAACTGTTAAAATATAATATAACATTAAAACTTATGAGCGAAAATATGAAGGAAAAAAAAGAAAAGACATTGAAAAAAGAAAAGACATCGAAAGAAAAGATATCGAAAGAAAAAAGGCAAAAAACTCCTTATCTTATTTATTGGATGGAAACTCGTTTGAATGTTAAGAAAGAATTAATGGAATGCGGAAAAGACACAAAACCTTCACAGCTTACCAAAGAAATTGCAAAACGATGGAATGAATTATCCAATGATCAAAAAAATATTTATAAAAAAAAGGCAGATAAGGAGATCACGGATATTAAAGATCATGAGAATAACGAGAATAATCAGAATAAGGATAATGAGAATAAGGATAACGAGAATAAGGATAACGAGAATGATAATGAAATCAACTTAAGGGAATTTTCCATGTTTGCATTTTTCGCATTTTTCGTATTGTTTGCAATGTCTGTATTATTCTTTCTATGCCCCAATTCCAATATTTCGTTGACGTTGAAAGAATTTAAAATCCCATTGATCATCGTTGACAAAATAAATTATTTCTATAACGCTACTTCAGGAGGGATAGGAAAACAGATAGCAATTCCTACTCCGAGTTTTTGGAACATGATTAAAAATATATTATGGCGCGTGACACTCGGATACTGCAAGGCGATCAAGACTTTTTGTTAGATTTTTTTATTTTTTTTTAATGACAATTTTTTAACCATATTTATAATTTCTGTAATACATAATTCGTCTGGCTTCCATATACCTCTTTCAACGAAATATATAATACGATCTAAATCTAAATAAACGTCATTTTGTCGAAGATATATCGGAAATATTCTAGATATTTTATTCCGATACATTTTATATTTTATTATATATATTATATAATATAAATTTTTATTATTTTACTCACGTTCGAACTGGGTTCAATAAATTGACAAACGTTACATCAGGGTTGGGAATAGCAAAAATTGGATTCGATAGAGGAAGAGTAGAAGGCGGGTTATTTACATAATCAACAGGTGGAGCATTAATGGGTTGTTCAGTTGGATCTTTTTTATAGGCGTTGTAAATGGCATACCCATCTTGATTTTCATTTAAAAAGAATGGACCTGTTTCATACAATACATTGTCATTCTGATTGCCATTTTGTATTTGTATCTGTTCTATCTTTTGTATTTTTTGATCGGACGATTTATCTCTGTTATCTGGAGTATAAGATTCTTGCAACAACAATATCATCATGACTACAAAAATAGCACATACAACAACAATCACTATCGTGTTAGATGAGCATGACATATCTTTTATCTTTTTATAATTTTTATAAATTTTTTAAATTCTTAAAAAGATAAAAAGATATGAATCCAGTAGTACAAATTCTCTTTATTTTTATATTATTTGCAGGTATTGATTTACCCGTCTATACAATGCTTACTAAAAAGTACTACCAAGGAATGTATAACCGTATAAATCAAGATCAAACTGTTCCAAAAACTCGTGCTTATGTATCCGCGATTCTTGTCTACCTCCTCCTTGCAACTGGTCTCTATATATTCGTCATCCGTCCCGAAATAGTTTCAGGAAAAACCTTGTTTATAGGAGGTGTATTTTCATCCTCGACTTTCTTTAGTATATTATTAAAAGGTATGTTTTACGGCCTTCTCACATATGGAGCATCTGATCTAATTAATTTAGCAACTCTTTCCCAATTTGGAGTACGCGAAACAATTATTGATTTAACATGGGCGGTTTCATTTTGTGGAATTCTATCAGTAATATGTTTTTATTTTCTTTCCCGTTAATATAAAAAATGCCATATTCGACAAAGAAACGATCTTCTGTCTCAACAAAGAAACGATCTGTCGCTAAACGTTCGAGTAAATCGGTAAAGCCTAAAAAGGCCGTTATACCCAAACGCGTTACCAATATTCGCAAACAAGTAAAAAGTATCGTTTCTGATTGTAAAGGAGTGTGCAATGTCCAAGAGAAGCAATTGCGTAATCTTACTGAACAAACGATTCGTAGCTTAAAGGAAGACCATGAAAACCGTGTCCGTATCCTTCAACAAGAGATGAATGAACTTCGGCGTTTAGGCGATTCATCTGAAATTAAGAAAGAACTTTCTGTCTTACAACAAGAATTAAAATCCGAACGCGAGAATGTGGCTAGACAGTTGACGGAAGCCGTAGAGAATGCCAATCGTATTCATTCTGAAAATCTCAAAAAGATCCAATCAGATCATTCGTCGGAATTGTCTAAACAAAGCAAATATTGTGATGAAATGAAGAAAGAACTCCAAGATAAATTAGTAGAGTCTGTGAATAACTTAAAACAGTTAGAACAAAATCTGAAAGAAATTCGCGGAAGAAAAGAAGATTTGGAACGCGAAATCGCTGAATTACGATCGAATACAGCAAATTCTGATGAAATTAATAGATTAAAAGCCGAATTGGCACAAGAGAAACAAGATATGTTGAGTGTACAATCTTTTATCGAAACTTATCGACAAGAAATCAGCGAGTTGAAGAGTCAACGTGATGAATTGCAAAAAGAACATTCAGAATGTAAATCGGCCCAAGACACGCTTCGCAATGAATTAGCAACCATTCAAGAAAGAATGAAAAATGAATGTCAAGATTCGAAGGAGGAAATGAGAAGACAATTTGAAGATGAAAAAGTCGCATTAAACAAGACGATTGCCGATTTGAAAGCCGTTAAATCATCTGTTCTATCGGCCGGCCCTCCTATCGGAGCGGGCGGACCTCCTTTAGCACTTATGGGAAATACCGCCAATCAGATTGTATCGGCGGACCCCAGATCAAGTCTTCTTTCATCTATCAAAGCTGGTAAACAATTGAGAAAAGTAGTTCATAAACCGAAACTTCAACTGACAAATAACTCAGATTTGGGACAAAAATTAGCAGATAAGTTTAAGAATGTGAATGTGAATGATGATAATGATAATAATAATAATGATTGGGATTTCCGTGCCCGTCGTTCTCGTTCAAGAAAATCTAGAAAGTCATCTAGAAAGTCATCTAGAAAAATGAAAAAATCAAAAAATAAAAAGTCTCTTCGAAGAAAGCATTAAATTTTAAAAGTTATTAAAAGTTATAATAAAAAATATTATAACTTAATTTCAAGTAGATCTTTGAAAAACGTACCAACGCATCCATTAGAAAAGTTGAATTGGTGATGATTGTGATGATGGATACGAAAAGTTGAGTGAAAATACTCAATATTTTTACGAGATATCATCTTCTTACCAACCGTGTGAAAGACATGCAAAAATATTCTCATCCAAATTACCTTTGGCAATTGGTGAGAGTCTGGTTGAATCGGAATAGTTATTTTATTTTCATCTTTATTAAACACAATGCCTTTTTTGATCGGACCCAATACAAACGTTTCCACGACTTGATTCCATTCATTAGATTGGCGCCCTAAGTCAATCAACCTTTCCAGAACTTGATCTCCCCACTGGTCTTCCATCACTGGTACCATTTTTCGGCGAAAAACACCTCGACACGACCAATCCGGCGTTGTATCTTTCAAATATGGGATGTGGTATTTTCGGGCAATTTCAAAAATTTCAGATTTTTTACGATCGAGAAGAGGACGGAATAGCCGAACATTATGTTGGGTGGCATCTTTTTCCATCACCGATAAATCAAGAATATCTCTCCCATTCAAGACATTCATCATAACATTTTCCGACAAGTCTCCACGATGATGTCCTAGACAAAATCCGCTAAGGTTATACCGTTCAGCCACACATCGATAGGTGTGGAAACGAGCCTTTCTTGTTTCTGCCTCGTAAAAATCACGATTAATTTCATCCCTTGACATACATGAGATAGTTCGAATGATGAGAGGAACAGCGATGATATCACAAAATTCTCCCATCATATCAGTTTCCCTTTTTGTATACTCATCATCTGAATATTCAATATGGACTGCAACCACCGAGTTGATGTGTCCAAAGTCCCGTATCAGAGATAGAAGAAATAAAATGACCATCGAGTCCACTCCTCCTGACAACGATATACCGATATTTTTATTTTTAATTTTGGAAAAAAACGATGAGATGGTCAAAAATAACGAATTAGCGCGAATATATGGCATTTCCGTTAGATATGTAAAAATATTTCTATTCAACATACAATTATCGTCGAGGATATCAAAGATATTTTCTGCGACTATCTTATTATTTTTATCTTTATTATCCTTATACTCCCAAATTCTGTCTGTTAGATGGGTATAACTTTGATAGGTAGCGTAACGAAATCGTTCCAAGAGTCTTTTCTCTTCTTTATCGTCAATATCTTCATCCTCTATATCCTCGTTATATTCTTCAATTTTTTGAAGGACTACATCAAGAGCATTACTTTCTTCTCTATGACGATAGGGCATTAACATAAAAATACGATGAACGATTGGAATCTCTCGATCTTCTTTCTTTTCCAACATTTCGGTTGTAAGCGCGTATGCGATTTTGTCATAGAGTTTTTGGTTGTTGTTATTATTTTTATATCTAGCGATGGAACGACTAAATTGATCGAGAACGATAATGGTTGCAATTTTACCATCTACTGTTTTAATCCATTCATTGTAAAGGTCTTCTTGTTTTGATAAGAGGATAAGAAGATCATTATATTTTTCATCGATAAATGAATCCATAGATCCATCAAACCAATGTTTTTGATATTTTTCACTACCAAACCAGAAATCTAGAATGTTAGAAATGTTAGAAATAGACATTCTTTCATTGATATTTTAGTTATAAAAATCATAATATTTTTTCCATTTTTATAAATTTATAAAAATATTTATTCTTTCTTCATTTCCTTCATTTCCTTAACATTTTTAACATAGCGAAATTTCTCTAATTTTTCAAAGACATCTAGCCCTTCCATATCTTTGATCGAGGCAAATTGTTTGATGCGTTCTTGCCGTTCATATTCGTTTTCTTTTTTATTTCTCCAATACAAAAATATACAGACACTATCGGCAATATCATGAGGACGATCATACTGTGAAAGTTGCTCAATATAACGTTCAGGCAAATATTTTGAGGCAATTTTCACACTATATATTTTTCTCTCGTCATATGTAAGATGTGAGATTCGTAGATAGGTGTGAACATTTTTAGGGGAAATTAAATAAGTTTTGTTGCGATATTTCGAAAAAATAAGTTGCTCGATTGCGATAAACGGACTCATAGGTGGCTGTCGCTCTAGAAGAATCACGTCAGCCTCTTCGAAAAAAATATGGTTTTCTTGAATGGTATGGGTAATCCAATCAGACATGGTTCGGGTATGGTATAAGGTACAATCTTTTTTACAAACCGAATTATGTTGATATTTCGTAATATCGATCAAATCGATCCATTCGACCGCTTTCAAGGAATAATCTGAATGAATCGACATCAAACTTAATCCAAGATGAATGATTCCAATGTCAATGCTCAACACCATCATTTCGCCATCTTCTTTGTAAAACATTTTTGACATTCTATTCTTCTTCTTCTTACTATAACTTTTAAAGACTAAGATATCTCTAAAATAAATGTTATTATTTTAGATTAAAATAAAAATTATAAGATTAGATAAAGATATGTCATATTCATCATATTCGTCATCAGCATCCGCCGAAAAACGCACCATTCCGATGATTCCGTCTGCGTATTTTTATTCAAGTCTACGCGGATATAGTGAAAACGGAAAGTTTGGATTTATGAAATTTAACCCCCCTGTATCTGATCCGTCATTTTATCCATACATGAGAAAGTTTGACCCAGAAATCAAATACCAACCAGATTATAATACATTATTGCATCCTGGTACGGATAAGTATCCCAATACAAATGTATTCTTTGCCTCCATTACCAACGCTTATCGTGAATAAGGTAAAATAATGTGAAATAACGTTAAATATTTATTTTTTAGAAAAAATAAAAAATGACGACTATGAGATTCGAACTCATGCCTGCATAGCAGATTTCCTTAGCAGGGAAACGCGTTAACCACTCCGCCAAGTCGCCTTATATATAACATATCACTTTAAATATTATTATATTATTATTTAATTTTATTCATGTTTATTCTCGTTATTATCATTATTCTCCTCTTTATTCTCTTCTTTATTTTCATTCTCTGAAGATTCGTAACGATCTTCAATTTCGCGATGCTGACGAGCACGTTCCGCTAGAAGCTGTTGAACATATTGACCGATGTTAATTTGTTGAAGAATATTTTGTACATAGGCAATATATTGACGTTCATTTTCTTCGTCGTTTGAACTTGTCTCATTTTCATTTGAACTCGATGAATGCGTCGTATGATGAGTTGTCGTATGTGTGTGAGTTTCATTATCGTTTGATTGAGTCATATATTCAAGCAAACGATCAGTCAATCGGTCAATTTTAGCAACATATTCTTCCGCTTGTCTTTCTCTCTCGTCTAACTTTTTATTTTTTTCGTCGATTTCGCGTTTTAAGTGTTGAATCTGTGCATCTTTTTCTTTCATTTTCTCGTCGATTTGGTATTTGGTACAAGACAAGAGATGGCGTTGCAAATCTGTTCGAAGCATGGCGATGTGACCACATGACGAACATAGAAATGTTGGACGGGATTCAGACTCGATCTCATTCGAGCTGTCATCTTTAGAAGACCTAGCTGACATACATTTTTTGTTTGTAGCGAGATGTGATTTCAATGTGTATTTATTCTTATACTCTTTCCCGCAATGTGGACACTCGATTTTTTCCGAGTCGGTTTGTGATTGAGATTGAGAAGCCATTTCTAATTGTGATCTTATATCTTATATAATGATACGTCTTTTTAAATGAATAATATGGATTTTTTCCATATTATTTTTATTTTTTTTAATCTATTTTAATCTAACGAGAAACGATATTTATTGAAATTCGTTAACACACACGCATCCGAGAAAGCGTTCATGGAAATCACTAGTTCCGCAGTCCCAGCGTAAATTTTCCAATCCTACGTTCATATTTTCGATATTATCTTCAACCGCGATATACTTTTCATAAAGAAAAGATGCGAATTTTTCCGGTGTGTCATATGTGTAATGTGTATCATATTTAACTCTCGTCGTTTCATTCAAGATATATTCGTCTTCTATGCCTTTTTTGATTAGAGATCGAAATGCTGAACCGACGTCCCGATAGACGCCAATCGTTTCCGTGTCAGAACTTATCCAATCGGTAAAAGTCCAAATGACAATGTAAACTTTCATATTCAGGGTTGTGATGATATAATGATGAAATGATAAATTTTAGATATAAAAATCAATTTTATCGTCTTCTAATACTTTTTTTAGTCTTACTTTTCTTACTTTTCTTACTCTTCTTACTCTTCCTATTCTTACTCTTCCTATTCTTACCGAAACCTAACGTTTTTTCTTTTTCTAAATAATCTTTCAACTTACAGTAAAATCCATAATCAGGGAAATAACGATCCATATAAGCAATTGTCTCTTTAACAACTTTTTTATCATCATATCCCATTATTTCGGATGATCGTTTATCGACAGCTTCCATGTTTGGTGTTGAAAATCCTGTTGATTTTAGTGGTTTGTTTAAAAGCAATTCACGAGCTTTTTCAATCAGGTCTTTACTCATCTTTTTAATTTTACAAATTAAAATTATTTTTTATTATTTTTATTATTATTTTCCTTTCTTTTCCGATGTACTGATCTTGATACTTACTCCCAACGCCTGCAACTCTTGTAGCAACAATTTGGCACAATACGGAATGTTGGTCTTGCTCACATCTCCCTTCTTACACACCCTACATTCCTTTGCTGCACTCAACATACTACCACAATTCCCACATACATTCACCTGATAGACATCACTCATGTCAAAAAACGTCTCCTGAATAAACGCACTCCCTCCGTGAGCGATCAACGCATCCCTCTCCATTTCGCCCGTTCTTAAGCCTCCATCTTTTGATCGACCTTCGCTAGGTTGGTGATGCATCATCGTCACATTGCCCCGGGCGCGAGAGTTTCCTGTCCATACGGCTTTTCCATTTCGGCGTACATAGAAAACTTCGTTTGGAACAGTGATACACATCACATCGTACTTTTCAATAACAAAGCGTTCTTCTTGAACCGTCTGCCGATGTGTATGACCGTGATTTACAGATGGATTTACTTTTGATTTAATTACACTCAATCGCAACACATCGTGAGCATTTACAATTTTTCGACCCTTAATATATGTCTCATTTGATTTTGCGTCATAATGAATTGAGACATTAGAAGCCCAACCGGCGTGCAAACAAAGCTGTTGAAATTGGTCAGCAAGTTGGTTAGAAGATGTATAATATAAAGCTCGGTCTGGATTAGATTTTACATAACATCCATCTCCCAAAATCATAGATTCAAGAAGCAATTGGGATTGTGGTTTAGACAACTCCACTACCCATGACGGCATTTTCTTTTGAGGAGCTCCTACACTCAATGGTTTCATATACCGATATAGGTCATTATTTGATATATATACCTTTTGACTTTTTTCGTCAAAAATATACTCATACCCTAGTTTTTCCAAAGAAGGGAAAAGTGCGTCTTTTACACGCTTCTTATTAACAGAAAATGTGACACGACCGTATGTTTCTTTACCGGATGCCCATCCTTCCGCGTACCAAATACCAAAAAACACAAGAAAAGCATTCATTTCATCAACTGAAAATTTTCTTTGGAATTCATCATTTGGTCTCGACAAAAGATAATCGTCTTTTACCCAATCTGCATCTTTTTTGTATCGACGATGTTTGCCTACCAAGTCACGTGCTTCTTCAAATCCGTAGTCTGTCCATTTAACGTTTCCACGACTACCTTTAAGGCTAGACGTCCACATTCGATGTTTACCTGTTACCGAAATATCGATCGACTGATTTTTAATATGATACATCTCTCCTTCATAATTTTCGTAACGCCATACATTACTCGGGCACTGATACTCCAATTCTCCCGTGGTTTGAGACAATGTGGCAACACGATCGTTAGTTGTAAGGTCACCAATTGGTCTCCAACCATCCAAAGTAAGGACTTGATGATCCAGTGTGAGACAATGCATTTTATCTTTGACGAGATGTTTCAATCGCTGGTAATATGCCGTACCAATAAAGATATCGGCCTGTAGCATCTCTCCTGTAAAACCCGAAAAAAGTCTCTCGTTGCCATGGCGCTCAAATCCCAACTCAGCCAATTGTTTCGAAATCGACTCGGTCGGATTGATGCTTCCCTTGCTAAAAGCCGTAGAATCTCCCAACTTTCCTGACAATGCCGACGTCTTTCCCAACAACATCTCAATCAGCTGTGACATAGTCATTCTTGACGGCATGCAATGCGGATTGATCAACAAATCAGGGGAAATACCCTCTTGAGTAAACGGCATGTCTTCCTGGCCCAACAACAAACCGCACACACCCTTTTGCGATGAACGAGAGGCAAATTTATCACCGACCTCTGGTGTACGAAGCTGGCGAATGCGCACTTTCACCATCTTATAGCCCTCCTCGTTGACTCCCTCCCAAATGTCATCCACAATACCTTCTTCTCCGTTACCAACTGACAGCGAACAGTCGATTTTCTCCTCTTCGTCCTTTTGAACCTTTGTCAAGGTCTTGCCGATGATGATATCACCCTTGTACACCGGGACACCCTTCATCGCGATTCCATTCTTCCCCAACTTTGAATAATCGGCGCTCTTATTTTGAGATTTGGGAGGAGGCACCTCAATCCGCTCAAAACTGCAATTCGTCTTTTTATTCTCCTCACACAACAACGTTTTATAACACGTATGTACAAACATGCCCCTGTCTACAGAGGACCTATTCAGCATAACACTGTCTTCCTGGTTCCCACACCATCAGGACGACTCAGTCCATGATGGATTCCAATAAGATTCTGAATCTTATCTTTGCCATTCTCAAGCATTGTTTTTCCGTGTAACAACACCTTTTACAAGCAAACACCATTTCTGGTGGGGTTAGACTATATCTTAAGCTAAGTGTATTACACAAAGCCTACTACCACTTAGTCGTTGAACCTTATCCCTCCTTTACGGATAGGGATCTTGGCTGCGGATTGTCTTATTTGATAGAAGCTTATTACTATACCCATTGTTGTTAGCAATGGCCACTTACCGATTACGCGATAAGTTTAGTACCACTATCTTCCTGATGAATCGTCTTGATGGTATTTGTAATTTAAAAAATATTTCTTATAATAAAATGAGCTCTCCGAAAAATTGCACAAAATGTGGAAAAGTAAAAATGCCAGAAGATTGTATTAAAGGAAGGGGAGCTTGCCGAGACTGTAATAAAGCAATATGCAAGCTTTATAAGGCAAATAATCCGTCTAAAATAGCAGACTACAACAAAACATACAAGCATGAACACAAAGAAGAATTATCTTCTTACAACTCAACATATCACCAAGAACACAAAGAACGTGTATATGAGAGACATGCCGTGAATGTGAAGAAGTATAAAGAGAAAAAGAAGACCGATGAAACGTTCAAAAAGATGAACCAAATCCGCTCAACGATTCGAACGTTTACAAAGGGCGAGACAAAAACCAATAAATATATTGGCTGTTCTAGAGATTTTTTGTTGAAATGGATTGAATACAATGACTCATCTTTTACGATGGATAATTATGGAATGGGTGGATGGTGTTTAGACCATATCGTCCCATGCTCAAAATTTGGCCTAGAAGATGTCATGAAATGCTTTCATTGGTCCAATGTACAACCACTTCTCATCAAAGAAAACTCCAAGAAACATTGTTATCTCAAAAAAGACGATTTAGACAGACACCTCGAAAAACTTAAAAAATTTACAGAACAGACAGAAATCAGAGAGCTCATGTTAAAAGAAAATATCGTTATACCAGACTTTGATCGATACGCCTACATCGATTCATAATTAAATCAAGATTCTTAACCATTCTTAATCACCAGTTTAAGAGTTTCCCGCAATTCGATAGTATTGCCCGACACGATCGGACTAGCCACCCTTTTGAGGTGACTGGGGCAGAACTGTTTACCCCCCATATGTAACAACAGCGACGATAGGATTGCATCCGGTCAGCATCTCGTCGTACTTCAACATCGTATCGAACTTGGTCGATACCATTGGTTTTTGTGGATAGTGCATCACATGCGTCACTGTGTCAAATCGCTGTTGAAACGATAACGCGTATACACCCAACGCCTGTTTGACCATGCTTGATTGGTAGACCAAGCGAGGACTCTGATTGTGTTCCGGGTAAGGAATGACAGCCGAACACACACCCAACATAGCCGACGGATGAATCTCGCAATATTCATAGGAATGATTGGCATATTTTTGCAAATCGGCCGGTGTCATGGCAATCAAACTATTCTCAACCTCGTTCGAATCGATGTACCGGATGATGTCATTCTCGACCAACTCTGACCATGTCATACTCAAATCACCCTTGGTCATCTTTAGGATATTACCTTCTGAAACCGTCATCACAGGACGAAGGTATCGGCCATGATCAGAGAACACGCGGATCTCGCGATCGTCTTCATCAACATAAAACGATACCTGACTACTAAACATACCCCGTCTGCGCATGTCCCTGAATTCCGAATAAAGTTCTTTCGGTTTATAGGTAAGACCAATTAGGGTACCGTTTAGATAAACGCGGTTCCAATCTTGCCGATCGAAATAATGTTCACAACCCGTAATCTCATCACATCTCTCTACCATTTCACGAATGAGAACCGAATTACAGCCTGTTGTAATATTCGCAAGGAGAGACAGATTCTTCACAATACCGATACTCTTGCCTTCCGGTGATTCGATAATGTCGATGAAAAAACTTTGTGTCGGATGAATCTGACGAATTTTTACGTTCTTACCTTCTTTTCCTACCGGAATTACCACACGACGAAGATGTGAAATTGTCGCTGGGTAAGTCAAACGACTCATAATCTGACTCACACCCGTTCGCACATACGTATTTTTTTGTGCAGCCCAATTTCCAGTCGAGAAGGTATGACGAAATACGGTAGTGATGCTACTTGACCGATTCATCGACGTAATGATATCCTGACGCTTTTCCAGGTACTTCTTCAACGTGTCACAATACCTCTTCATGCTCATACGAAACAAATCGGCGACCAATACACCCGGTCCCTCAATTCGCTTCAAAGACACGTTGTCACGATCGTCCGGTTGGCGCTTTCCCAAGGCTACTCGAAACAGTTTATTCAGCATATCTCCAAGAAGGATACATTTCTCGGTAGGAGTAGAAATGCCCATATGAGGGAACAGTTCATTTTCAATCACCTGTTCAGTATAGATAATACGGCGAACTTCGTCATCCTCAACTTTATGCATAGAAGCCTTTGATATGTGACTAATCGCCTTCTTTTTATCGGTGAAGAGAATACTTTCACGAATCAATCGATCGGTAATCACACTTTCTTCTTTACTTTGAGGATTCACAAAACGACGGATATCATTGCTATCCATACCCAACGCCTTGAACACAGCACCTGCTGGAACCTCTTTCGACATATAAGGAATCATAAACGAAATATTTTTAAAATCTTTGTTCATTCTGGCTTGAAGAAGAACGCTGTGACCTGTTTCTTCTGACATACTTCGGATATCAGCCGAATAAGGAGATTTGTCATCACTGCCCTCAAACACATACACCTGATTGTAATTAAGACGTTCTTGACAAATCAGGGCGCGTTCTTTGCCATTGATAATAAAATAACCACCCGGATCATTAAAACATTCACCGTTGGCAACGCACTCGTCCATGCTCAGTCCAAATAAATTACAACGGCTTGAGCGTACCATCACTGGAATTTTCATTAACAAAACTTTTTTATGTTCGATGTGATTGACCTTTTCAAATTCTTTCTCTTCATTCAGATCCCAAAATTCTTCCGTAATATCAACAAACACCGGAGAATCATAGGTAAGATCACGAAGACGCGCTTCTTTGGGGGTAATATACTTGACGGAATGGGTCTCGTCAATAAAACTGGCTTTTTCAACATAGACTTGGCCAAAGGTTGCCTTGTATTTATTGGTTTTTGTAGTAATATGGATCGAAGGCACCTCATCGACGATCTTTTGAAGTAACGTGTCGTACATATATTCATAATTTTCAAATTGATGATAAACGGGACCCTTCTCGGCGAAGTACTTTTCCATCACCGAGAAGTGATCATCTTCCGTTAAAATGACCGACGAAGTTGACGATATTGACGACATCAGTATTATCTGATAAAGATTTTAATATCTAAGATTGTTAAAATTATTAAACAATTTTAATTTTTTTAGCATTTTTAGCATTTTTAACATTTTTAACATTTTAAGTTTACAACGTTTACAACATTTACAAAATAGAATCGTCGGTGTTACCACGTCCATACGAACGAGCTCCCGGGCACCCTTTAATGATTCCATAGCTGTTGCATCCATCATCAGAACACATTCCGGATCCAACGGAATCGAAGGAGAAGGTTACCCCTCTTTCATCGTCGTAGATAGCCTCTCTTGGGAAATTTCGTCCAAGAGTTCGTTTTTCAGGGACTTCGAAGAAGAATCCTTCGCAACTTCCCATAAAATAATAAACAAGTGAAAAAGCAAGGAGGATTAATACAGTATAAATAACCTGTTTCATCATATCAGAATAATTTTCGGCTCTCACCATTTCTAAATCAGAAAATTTTTTAAATAGCACTTGAAGAGAAGCAAGCGCGATAAAGACTAATGCGATAAAAAATCGACTAAACATATCTTTTATAATATTATATTATTATTAAAAAAAATAAAAAATGTTAATCTTACTTTTAAGGATTAACATAATATATAATTCTAAATATTCGAAATATTTCTAAATATTCTAATAAAATATTCTTAAGGAAAAGAAGACATAAAAAGATATAAAAAAGAAAGGAATAAAAGAAATAAAGAAAGAAAAAAATAAAAAATGCGTTTGGAAAGATATAAAAATAAATATTTATCAGTTCTAAATGACGATTTATTGAAATTTATTGTAACTTTTCTTGACAATCATACCATTATTTGCTTATTAACGAGTGGATATGACATCCATAAACGATTATGTCATAAAAAAGAAGGATATAACGGAAATTACAGAAATGACAGAAATGAAAATAAATACCGGAATTTGTTTACCTCAATCGCCATTCAACCAACGGATGATATTTCTGATGCTATCCGTCATTATTTAAATCATTCAAAATCTATTCAACGAACCGTATTATATAGAATGGTAGAACCACATATACTATGGCCCTTTACTACAAAGGAAATGGTATATGTAAATTGCCGATTTTCAAATGGTGAAAAATATATAGATGAAAACGCAGAAAACGAAAAAAAGAAAAAAGAAAATAAAGAAAATGAAAGTCGAATTACCTATCGAAATTATTAAAAATTTTATTTTTTATAAAATTTAACGACTCGGATTTAACGCTGGATCAGAAGATCCTTTGTATAATTTGTTTTTCAAAAAATATTTATGCACACGTACAGATATGTCTAGATCAGCGTAATTTTCTTATTCAATAACAGTTTTTTCATCAATAGTAAAAAATAAATTATCCGACATATCATATCCATCATAAAAAAGAAATTTTACTTTATAACCACAATATAAGTCTTTATCATATTTTAGACATTTTTTAACCCATTTGATTAAATATTCATGTCTTTTTTTATTCGTAATAGTTACTCTCTTGTTACTTTTATCATTAAAATGATCTGGATTATATCTTAAAAATATACATGGTAAGCCGTCAAAAGATTGTGCAATTTCATACATTCTTATCATTTCTCCTTTCATTTTACCGTTCTTATCATCACCATATGCACTGCACTTATAAGATTTATGTTGATTTTCATCTACTTCGATTAGTAGAACATGTGTTCCACAATGATAAACAAAATCTGGCCGTTTTCTTGAACAGTTATTATCAATGATTTCGTCTTTGAATGTGATATCCATTTTGATTTCTTCTTTCAATAAATTACCAATATATAATTCTTGTTTTTTAATATGTTTTTTAATAATATTATCTTTCTCTTCAAGACTACAAAAATTAACACAAAGGCCGTCTTTATTTAGAACGTCAATTCTTCCACATTTTTCATTTTTGCATTTTCTTTCTGCTAAATTATATTCATCTAAAGTCATATGTTTTTCACAGTGAGTTGGTTTATCTATTCCATGTGTTGCAATGTCTTTACACTGTTGGCATTTTCGTCTTGGATTTTTAAGCATTCCCTCTTTACGATGTTCTACACAATAACTAACAGGAGTCCCTGGTAAAGAATATGTTGCATATTTCCTACATATTCTTTCAAGACATTTAACACTTCTACAATCTACCATATTAGGGTCTTTACACTTACTACAATACATCGCTTTCATTCCTTCAATATTATAGGTAGCTCTTTTATTTTTACATTTCTCACATTTACTAGAAGAAATAATATTAATCATGCCATCTTCTTTACAATCATTACAAAATTTCTTTTCTGTTTGTCCTTCAAAATTATAATTTGGTCTTTTCTTATTACATTTTTGACATGTTTTTCCATAAATATTAATCATACCATTTTCTTTGCAATCATTACAATATTTTGGTAATTTTTCATTAAGAAAATTAAATGAAGGTTGTTTTAGTCCACATTTAATGCAACGTTTTTTAATTACATCAATCATATCTTCTTTCTTACAATCAATACAATATTTTCCAATTTTAGACCCTAAAGTATTAAAATAGGCAGCCTTTTTATTACATTCTTCACATTTTTTTGTTACTAAATTTATCATATTAGATTCTTTACAATCAAAACAATATTTAGCTTTTTTCTCTCCGTCGATATTATAGGTTGGTTGTTTTAACTTACATTTTTGACATTTTTTATTTTTAACATCAACCATATTAGGTTCTTTGCAATCACCACAAAAAATACCAACTTTCATTCCTTCAAAATTATAAATAGGACCTTTAATTTTACATTTCTCGCATTTTTTACTACGAACATCAATCATTTCAGGTTCTTTACATTTTAAACAGAACTTTGCTCCTTGACATCTAATATTAAACCGAGCAATTCCAATTTTACATTTCTCACATTTTTTGCTTTCTGTATCTTTAAAAACATTTACCATTGTTGGATCCATATGAGTAGAACACTTTACTCCATAATTCATTCCATTAAAATTAAAACGTGCTCTAATTCCACAAATATCACAAGAATTTTTTCTTGAAGTTAATTTTGCTCTACATGAATTACACTTTGCGAATTCTTTTGGATTTTCAGAAGTTTTAAAATTTTCTATTGATAAATTTTTTTTGCAACCATTACATTTTTTCTCCATTTTCAATTTATTAATATAATAATTAATTATTTTTTAAATAATTAATTAGAAAGTTGTCGATATTTCATAATTTATTACAACGTTTTTAAAGTTTTAAAGATTCAGAGCAGGATCGGACGATGCTTTGTATAATTTGTTTTTCAAACAGTATTTATGCACTAGAATAGCACATAACCCTCCTAATATTTGAGCAAAGACGTAAAGACATGTCTCGATCGGCGTAATTTTCTTGTCAACTCCCATCATGATGCTCACAGCAGGATTAAAATGTCCAGAAGAAATGTTTCCAAAGGCGTAAATGACAGCCAATAAACCTATCACGATCGGAATAGGTTGTCCATATTGCAAAATTACAAACAAGAAAATAAAGGTTCCAATAAATTCAGCAAAAATTCCAGGAACGTTCATTTGTTTTATTTTAATATTTTTAAAAATTAAAAATCTCAATTTTAACAATAAAATTGATTTTTATATCTTTTTCTCCGATATTTTATAACTCACACCACCTATTGCAACCACGAATATGTACAACTTGTCGAACTTGTCGAATGAGACCTCTGGTCATTACGTTATCGACGATTTGAATCGTACGATATACGTTCCCTCTGATCTCATCAGCCCCGATTACGCAGGTGGATCAGAATTTATCCAAGAGTTTCGCTTTTCGTACTATGACTCAAAATTAAACGATGTCACATCGACTACGTTTTACGTAGGTCTGTCTACTCCCTACACCTACTCGGTCGACTCCAAAGTATGGTTCACGAGTATGACAGAGATGGTCTCTTGGATGAGTCAAGAAAACGACATTGCCCTTTCCCCGTTTAGATCTCGTTTGTCGTTGAAGATGTTGAGCGGTGATATGTTAGAGATTGATCTTGAATACGGAGACGTGGATTACACTCCCTATCAACAGATCAACATCTTCCTTCGCGACATTGGGATTAAGGTATGTCGTCAAAACGACTACTCTATTTTTGACGAAAACAGCGTCGTGAATTTGGACACAAATATCATTCACGACGGACAGGAGATGAATATTTTTATTCATTAAATGTTTGATAAATGTTTGAACGGAAAAAGAATAAAAAGATAAAAACAACACTGGTGTGTTGTTTACCCTAAAAATAAAAATATTAAAAAAATTCCAACTTAAAATCCAAGATCCAAATCTTCCGCCATATATTTGATAAATGACGCGTCATCGTTGGGAAGACCTGCCTTCTTTCTGGCCTCAAGATACTTATCCATATACTTCGCATGGTAATCTGGATTCTCCTCCTTCATCTTGACAATCTCTTCACGTGCTTTGATAATATTTTTCTTCATATCATCCATTTTCTTCAACGTCTCTTTATACGTCCACGACAATTGTGCTTTCTTTACCATCAACTCGGTATAAATATCATACGGATCCTCTTCTTTCTTCTCAACATCCGCAAGAAGTTCTTTCTGACGATCCTCAATTTCGCGCATCGCTTGCTTCTCCTCATCACGCTTCGCGCGAATGTTACCCGACGTCTCCTCCGTCACTTTCTTCTTAATATCAACCTCGGTCGTATCCGTCACATATTTCTTAGAAACCGACAACGGGAAAGGACGACCCACATACGTGTTGAAAATGCTATTGTAACTATCTACATTGCGAACGAGGTATTCTGCACGCAACATAGCCTCATCTTCTGTCGCATACGTACCACGTACTTTCAACATACCAAACACACCATCACGATCCGGAGTTGCACCCTTCGCCGGAGTGAACGAAACCAAACCGTACGTCTGGTTCGCAATCGGCGGATCGGCATAAAATTTCTCAAAACGCGGAAAAGTATCCGTAAACGAAGTATCATAATTTGCTTTCACCGCTGTCTTCACCTGAGCCTCCGTAAGGTTCGCATCAGGGCTTTGGTTATACGAAGTGGCCGTCGGATTCTTCACACGATCGGCCGGAGCCGTAAGACTGTGTTGAACGTGTTCGTCCGATGAAGATGAGGTTGACATTTATTAGATTCTATTTTATTACCGTGTTTAGTCTTTAAATCTTTTTGTTTATAATTTTAAAAAGTATAAAGGTAAAAATATAATTTGATAAGATAAAAGATGAGTCCAGCTACGTTATTTTATCTATTATGTATTCCGATGCGATTATTAATTGTATTTCTCGCCTATATATTGTTGGATTCGGCATCACCTTCATTTTTAAGATATTCCATGATCGCTATTCTCACCGTTATCGGTATCGGTTTTTGGACTATTTATCTGAAAGGCTGGCGCAAGACCGGCGTTGAGACTGGTGGTAAACCAATATGGTGGAATAATCTGAGACCGATTCACGGGTCACTTTACCTTCTATGCGCATTATTAGTAATTTCTGGTGTGAAAAACGCATGGATCATTCTTTTAGCAGACGTCTTGTTTGGTTTCGTCGCATCCTTGATACATAATTTTTAGAAAATATAATCTAATGATTATATTTTTATATATTTTTATAATTCTATAATTTAGAAATTTTAAAAAAAATAATAATCCAAAATCTATGCCGCACGCGACAGCCACACACACACAAATCCCAAAATTGTGTGTGTGTGTTTGTCCAAAATTTTCCGAAAAAAATATATTGAAAATATTAAAAAAAAATAAAAAATTTAAGTCGTAAGCGACGAAACTTTATTACGAAATACTGTGTTATGCCGGTTCAATTCGCTATATTCATTTACCCTCGGGCCAAACGTCTCTGTTCGGGAATTGTTCAACTGACGATC